TACTCTAGGCATAAGATGGCACCGCTACTAGATTAGCCGTTATCGTGCTGTCTGCTGATCCTAGGTCATGATCAAGCAATACAAACTGCCGGTAACCTGGCTTGAAGACGAGGATATCTACGTTGTTGCCGATGGGCGCTGTGAAATCAAAGTCCTGCGTAGTGCTGCCGGTCTCTACGTGGTACTGCTCGGTCTGCGTGCCTGTGTCGAGAATGGTTATCTCTGCGCCGGTAACGTTAACGGCTACGGTGGTCGATGTCTGAGGGGCACTGATTGTAATACCACCTCCTGCCGTCGTGCCTGATGCCGACACTCCCGCTTGGACTTCAACAGTGATTGCGTGAGTTGCTGATTCGTTATGAATGACAATAGCCGAACCGGAGGTTACACCTGTTAAGTTGTATGTACCGGCGCTTGGTGGGTCGATGGTGATATCTTTACCAGCGTTGTCACCTATGTCCACACCAAGCGCAGAATAATCTCCTGGCGCGGTTTGTATGTACAACCCTTCATCACCTGACTGATTGCCACGAATAGTGCAGTTAGTTAGTGTCGTGTTCAGGTCTGCTTCAATATACCCGCAATCATCAAAGATACAATCTACTGCTGTAGATGATCCTGTTAAGTCGATGTAATCAGCCCTGACGAATGTGCCGCGAGTCGGATTTAATGTACCAGAATTAACAACTGCATATCCTGACCCGGATGAAAACGTAAAGTCTGACCAGTTAGCAGTATAGTTAGCTGTAATCGTGTAGAGTTTAATAACATCTGTATGGTTGATATTGCCTAGCGTTTGATATGTTCCATCGTCGCTCCAAGGACTCACCGCCCCAATATAGAAATCAGAATCAGTCATAGTCCAAGTATTAACACCGTCGCCAAAGTTAATACCGCAAGAACTACCAAATTGCTTCTGTGCGGCCCCGCTCCACCGGCCTCTAGTGCCATAGAACAGGGTCTTCATGTTCTCGCCAGTGTTCGCGGTGCTGTCAAACGCATCAGATAGATCTTGGAACGTGTCCCCATTGCCAACTTGAGGTAGATCAAATGTCCCGAAGTCACCAAAACCTAGGGAACCATGTACGCTAGTCAGAAACTTAATATGAGCCTCAACTGCGACAATGTCAGACCAATCCAAATTACCAACGCCTGATCCTGCGCTGATAACATCAGGTATCGCAGCTATCTCAATTAGAAACTGAGAGTCATTAGAGTAAGAGCCGAAGAAGCTTGATCTATCATCTAACCCGTTGTATGAATATCCAGTTATGCCTGACCCGTAAACATAAAATCCTGAGTAAGCTCCAACGCTGTCTTCAAAGTAAATGACACAGCCCCCGTTAGGGGTAGTATCCGCACGATTGACGAATAAGTTTCCTTCCTGAGTCACACCCTTGAATATCAGATAAGGGTCAGTTGTGAAATTAGCGGCACTATCTAATACTAGTCGCCCGCCATAAACGCCGGTAACGTTAGAGGTTTGATGCCAGCCGTTTAAGCTGTTCACAAGACTTTGCGACAGGGTGTTAGCGGCAGACGCGCTAGCTAAAGTTGGAGCAATCCAAGTCCCTGTCGATTGAATCATTGCCGCGTTGATAACGATAGCCATTACTCTGCGCCCTCGTCTTCATAGATAGGATCTATGTAGTCTACTAAGCCTATATCGGTTCTAATAATCTTCAACCTCTTAATCCTTTTAGCCTTCATAGTCTCTAATAAATGAGTAACCATCGCATCATTTGATTCTTTCGTATCGTTTAAAATATCCTTAAGTAGCTGGTCATTAGACACATCTATAGGCTCAGGAAACTTCTTAGCGTCTCCTCTCTCCTGTAGCTCTGCTAATCTATTAGGACTAATTTTAAGCACTAGCTGCCATTCCCTCTAGTGATGCTATCCTACTTTCAATCTCATCTTTACGCTCTTGGGCTGTCTCTTCAATCTCTATAGTTTTGTCAGACCCTTCGATTCCTACAGTCCTTTTTAATTTGATACCTTTCAAATCTATACCATCTAATATGTCACCAATATCTTCATCGGCTTCAGCGGCTGCCATCAGAGTAGTTAGAGTTTCGACTCCAATTTTCTCTACAGCCTTAGCAGTGAATACAAATTCACCGTCAGATAGTTTAGCATCTATAGAATCACTTGTACCTGTACCGGGACCGCTGACTGAACCATCAACAATAGGTTCCTGCATAGTCTCAGAGGCTCTAGAGATAATTGTATCCAAGATCATCTCTAACCTTTGGTCACTCTCTATAACGCCCATGAGGTAATCTTGATCCTCAGGTACGAGGTTCTCATCTATAAAGTAATCTACGTTGTCTGTATCATTCATAACTTTCTTCTTAATTTATAGAGCTTTGGCTCTTTCCATAACTACTTGATTAGCTCTGTTTTTTATAGTCTGTTTCTTATTGGCTTTTTTACCAGCTTCAGAAACCCTTCCGTACTCACTACTCCCTTTATTAATCTGGTGGTTTTCGTTATGAGCTTCAGCTTTAGTCCTACCCCCTTCACGTTTAGCTATAGCGTCAGCGGCTTTATTTATTTTCATATAAGCTTTATATTTTTCATGTTTTTTCTGATCTACTTTAGTCCGCTTATTACCACCTTGATTATCTTTTTGTTTACTTAATTTAGCCATTATTCTTCATCCTGTATATAGTTGTCTACTGTTTCGGGTAGTGCTAGTAGTTTATCCACTAAAGCCATCTGCCCCTGGAGTCTGCACATCTCCGGGAACGATGTTGCCGTTACCAGCGCCTGAAGGGTTTGATGTCTGTGCGTTTGCAAGTAATCCCGGAGGGGCTCCCAGTGGTATTGGTTCTTCACTATTGGCCCCATTCGGGCCGCTGCCGCCTTGTCCATTCTGTGCTCCGATGATAGCTGCTGCTATCGCTGCTTCTTCTGGAGAGTTTAACAATTCCTTAGGATCTATATCCATAGAGATTGCTAGCTCTGAGATTAATTTATCCATACGTACAAAAGGAGCTACGGCTGGGTTGGCTGATAGTTGTAAAAAAGTAGTCAGTCTTTGACTTCTTACTTCCTTCTGCATCAAGCTACTTGTACCTGTAGCCTTGACTTCTAAGTCGCCATGTATTCCTAACTTGCCTTCGAAGAACTGCTGGTTCCATTGGAAGTAGGAATCGCCAAGAGGCTTTAATAGGTAATCATCTAGGTTCTTAACAACTGTCTTGACATTGAGAGAAGCGGCTCCAAGTAACATAGACATACCTGAGGCTGTCCGAGTCATACTCTGTACGCCAGTCTGTCCATGACTATAACTAGGTAGCGCTGTAGTCTCATCAGCTAATTGCCTAAACTTATCAAACATCAGCAAGTTTTCTGTAGATGTATTAGGAAACTTCAAAGCATAGACGGCCTGACCCGGAGCCCCTGCTTGACGTCGAAATACTTTGCCCGGATATATCTTCATACTCTGTCCGGGGACAAGGGATGTATCATCAACATCAAAGACAACGCTTCCCGACAACGCAAGGTTATCAATTGCCATTCGAGCGTGGCCGTTCATGATGGCTTGGCTATCTGCCATGTTCTCTGCAACACCTACACCCCAAAAGGAGTAAGGGTTTAATTCATAAGGAACTGCATGGTAAGGAAGTCTGTGGGGTGTGAATGGATTCACTACCGCTCTTAGCACCTCTCTACCGCAGATCCAGATATTCATTTGGACTTCATCAATGTCTTTAACGCTATCGGGAATCTTAGCACCAATCTCTCGTGCTAACTGAGCATCCATTGTGCCCCAATACTCTAAGACTTCATAGCGATTATCATATAGGCTAGCAGTAGTGTTACTATCTTCGGCTCGTATCTGCGTCTCATAATCTTCGACTACATAGTTAGGGCCGTCTGATAAGCACTTAGTAATAGCATCGTCATTGAAGTAAGGGAGATTACGTAAGCCTCTTAGATCCGAACTATTCAACTTACGTCTTTGGAATATGTACTCACTATCTGCCATGCTGATTGCATTAGCGTCGTTAAAGATATCCCAGCAAGATACGAACTCTAATCTAGGAACTCTCACTTGTATTGGTGTATACTCTCTGGAGAAACTACCGTCCTCTGCTTCTACTTCTTTCCATTCATGTAATGTTTTATTATAATTATAAGGACCTTTAATGACTCCTGTGCCTAACAGAGCACATTCAAACATAGCGTTACGGATCTCAGTAGCCCCACTAGACTCTTCGATCTGATCATGGATAAGTTTCTCCATGCGGCGTGCTGATTCTTTAGCAGGACTTATTTGGGGAGTACCGGGTATAGTAGCGGGACCATCAACCATGACAGGTCCAGATGGGCCGGTAAACTTCTCAGTCAGGTCCTTGAGGAATTTAGTAGGAGAGCGCATCGTAGCGCCGGGGGCTAAAGTCTTTCCGTCTCCTTGGAAGCCCACATCGAATGGGTTCTCGACTTGTTCAACGTCTTCTTCGCTTTGTACGGGTTGTTCAGGAGATGGGATTCCTGTATTGAGATGTGCCCGTTCAGCAGCTCCTTCAGGGACTTCGGTTTCAGAGATTCCGATTGGTAGTTGGGTTGTTCCGAATACAACGTCAACCAGCAGGCCATACGCAGCAAGTACTTTTGTCTTAGTGACTTTAACAAAGACGCGTGACTTTTCGTGTTCTCTAAACTGGACTGTCTTTCCATATACCCCACGGTAGTTACGGTAAGCAGTCAGCCATACATCTTCAGTCTTCTGACGTGCGTCCTTTGATTCTTGATACTTACTAAGAATGACACCTACTAGATTGCTCATAGTAGAATCATCTAACTCTAGGTTCATACCTTGTTCATCATCAATAGGAGCAATGAAGTCAGCGTTTAGGAATGTGTTGTTGGATTTCATATTAGTATCCGAAGATTGTGTCAGCAGGTTCGTACTCTTCTGACTTAAAGCGAGCTAGACGGTCTCTGTAGCCTTCCATGCGTGGGCGGCTCATTACTAAATATCTAACTGCATCGTATGCGTGATCACTTGCATGGGTATCTACATCCTCTGGATCTGTTTTACTTAGAGGTATACCCTGTAATTCTCTGATTAAATTAACGCAGTTAGAGAAGATCTGAAGTCTTGGACGACCTTCAGGGCTTTTACTAAGCCTCTCGTGCATCTGAATCTTACCAGCCTTTCTATTCTTATCTGCTCTTACTAATCTGTGGCCCATATTGACAAGGACTTCACCTACTGTAGGGCCTTTGTAGCCTCCACCGGCTTGACTCCATGCCGCGCCATCCAATACTCCTGATATACTTCTTACGTCAGGAATCTCCATCTCTCTCATTATAGCACCTAATTTGTCTCCTGTCAAGCCTTTCATGTATAATTCACGATAAATAATTAAAGTACCGTCCTCAGGATCAACTGCGGCCCACTCACAGGCGCTTTCGGCAGCATACCCGTAGTCTACCCCTTTGATCCTTTCCCAGTGCGCAGGGATCTCAAATGGAGGTATAACGTGAATAGACTCATCAAATTCAGGGAAGGCTGCTCCTTCTACTACATCCCAATTACCTTCTAGTAATTGTTTCCTTAGGACTGGAGGTAGACCTGCAAGCATGGTTGAGTAATCAGTCTTAGCAAGTGACGGGTTATCCGATAGAAGGGCAGGAATAAACTTACGGGTAATATACTTGATACCGTTAGGTGTCTCTACTCTTACAGTATTAGTAGTGTTGGGTGGTACAGGATCAATGAATCTCTTCTTAACCCAGTAGCCACCAATGTTGCCGGGGTTGGCTGTGGCTCTAAGGAAAGTGGGGATGTTTGGATCAACGCTACGAAGACGAGAACCAAGATAATTCCAACAGAAGTCCGTAGGCCACTGAGTGAGTTCATCGAATCCAATCCAACTATAGGCTTGTCCTTGATACCTGTATACGTCAGCGTTCTTCTCACAATAGCCAAACTCTAATTTAGCCCCTGAAGGGAATGTCCATATCTTATCCTGAGTCTTAAACTTAGCCCCAGGAAATGCCTTAGGGTACAATTCATAACTTTTATCTATTAGCTCTCTTAACTCAGGCATAGTCCTTCTAATTAATAATGCCCTTGCATTCTTCATATGACAATAGCGTAGAGGGTCTACTAGCATCGCATAACTTTTACCACCACCTGCTGCTCCTCCGAATAGGACCTCTTTCTCACTAGAGGCTAGGAAGTCCTGCTGAGGGCCTGGGTTAGGCTTAAAGGCTATCTCTGACTCATCTTCTGCTAAGGCTGTCCTGACGGCCTCAGGCAGCTCATTGAGGGCATCCTCTGTTACTATCTTAGATCCTAACTTGCCTTCTAAGACTTTATAGGTCTCGGTAGTCTTCTTAAGGCTACTCTCTACTTTATGCAGAGCGGCTCTAGATTGAGCTACTCTCTTCTTCTTTTCCCTCAAGGTTCTCTTAGCATCCATAGAGGCTTTAACCTTACTATGGTAATTATGAGGACTGCCTTTCTTTTTACCTGCTCTCTTCTTAGGCTCCCCATTTACTTTGAGGATGAACTCCCCATATATGTCAGTTAGATAAGAATCAGGATTCACTTCCCAGTCTGTCAAAGATTGGGTGCTTTCTTCGTTTAAGGATTCCTCTAAGTCCTGCATGGGTAATAGATATTCCTGCTGATTCTGTTAAGTGAGATGCAGCCTTTCTTAATGAGATGGACTGATCATTAATGTAAGGTAATACATATTTAAGTTCATCTAAGGCTTCGGGTATTGGATCTTGATAGGACGGATCATCCTCACAAGGATAATAGCCCCAGAAGCAATGGGTAGCTTTAGGTACCTGCTTAGGATACGTACTTACTAAGGTTAGGGTACTCATCTAGATTGACCTCGACTATCATTATAGAGTGTAAGATTTCTCTCAAGTCTTCAAAGGTATGGGCCTTACTAAAGTCTAAAGCCTGTATGTTAGGAATCTTGAATTGAACGTCCTCTTGCTTAGGGAAGATCATATCCATTATATCCACTTTCTCTACGTTCTCTAGTCCAATGGGATTATCTACAATACCACTTACAGGTTCTACAAGTGTAAGAGGAGGGAAACCACCTTTATCTGTTAATTTAGACATCTTCAAATTCACCTTCTATGATTAATTTAGGGGGTAGTACAAATACTCCACCTTTAACTGTGTGGGTAATATCCTGTATAACTTTCTTAGCATGTCCTGTTCTATCTAAAATGTCCTGAGCTACATTGATCTTCTCTTTAATATTAGGGATGGGTTTATCACTCTCTAAGACATCTGTTAATGTAGTAGCAGCTTTCATAGCCTGATTACCTAGCAGGTCTTCAGTGATAAGAGTCAATTCCTTTCTTAGACTACGTACTGCTGATCTAGGATCTGAATAGCCTGCTAGTATAGCGGCCTTCATAGGATCATAGTGAGCAGCAGGGAGACTATCAAGTAGAAGTAACTGCTTATCTGTAAGAGTTCTTTCTCCGTACCGTGTAGGTAACAAGTCCAAATGGGTTCCTTTTTTTATTTAGTTATACAGCTAGTTTACACCTATATATTATATCTGTCAAGTCTTTTATATAAATAAGTAAAATAAGTCTTGACAGATGTGAAATCTATGTGTATACTGAACGGAGTGGTCGGCCTAACTAGACATAAATATAGGCCCCCTTTAGACTAGGTAGTCTACTTAGCCTATATAGCCCCGAGATTATCCTCAAAGCCTATTGTTCCTACTAAGCCTACTAAGCCT